CTGGTAATGCAAACATTGGTAACATAGGAACAGGAATAATCACTGCTACTGGTAATGCTAATGTAGGTAACATAGGTACTACTGGAGTTTATACAGCCACTTTATCTGCTACTGGTAATGCAAACATTGGTAACGTTGGTACTGTAATTATTACTGCAACTGGTAACGTAACTGGTGCTAATTTTATTACTAGCGGAATATTATCAGTAACATCTAATGCTAACGTCGGTAACTTAGGTACTAGTGGTAGAGTGATTGCTAGCATATTAGAATCAAATGTTAGTACTGGTACTTCACCATTAACTATTGCAAGCACTACTCGCGTTACTAATCTAAATGTTTCATATTCTAATGTATCTGATTATGTAGCAATGACTGCATTGACTACCGGAACAGTTTACCCATCGTTTGTGTCAGGTACTGCTGCTGCTAACTATTCTTTGGGGTCTAATACTGCTATCTATGCTAATATCGCTAATGGTGCATTCGTATCAAAAGAATTTGTGGGTAATATTACATCTAATTTAATCACTACTGGCGGAGTAGGTACATCAGGATCATTGACCGGCAATTGGGCATTATCATCAACTAGTAACCTAACATTAGGTACTGGGATACTTGATGCTACAGCAGGAACATTTAAATCTGTTACTTTAACAGCCGGCGCTAATTCTACAGCAGGAACTATTACTGGTAATTGGTCATTGTCTGTTGGTAGTACATTACAATCAACATATGCTGACTTAGCAGAATATTATAATTCTGATATTAGATATGAGCCGGGTACGGTAGTACAATTTGGTGGTGATAAAGAAGTAACTATAGCAACCGATGAGACTAATAAAGTTGCCGGAGTAGTATCAAGAGATCCGGCATACGGAATGAATGCAGGATGTAAAGGGATAGCAATCGCAATCGCATTGCAAGGAAGAGTACCTGTAAAGGTCTATGGAAATATATCTAAGGGTGATATGTTAGTATCAGCCGGTAACGGATTCGCTAAATCAATGGCTGAACCTAAGATGGGAACAGTTATAGGTAAATCATTAGAAGATTTCAGTGGTGCATCTGGTATCATTGAGGTAGCGGTTGGAAGGCTTTAAGAATAAATATATTAATAGGAACAAAAAATGTCAACATACGTTTTAATAGCAACAGATACAGCACAACAATCTGCTAATATCACAACCGATAAGATACGAATATCTACTGAGGGCCCAGTCTTATTTGCAGTTGGATTCCCCTTCTTAGAAGGTACTGGAAATATCACATGTGATACCGGCAACTTAACTGTTGTTGGTACTGGTACAGCATTCAATACTGAATTAGGTTTGGGTTGGTGGATAGGTGACGATAACGGAAATACTGTTGGAATAGTCAAATCGATAGAAGATAATGGTAATCTAACATTAACAACTGTATCAGGAGTAGACATAACAGATGATGCGTTTACATTAAATAAGTACGGAGTTCCTTATGTAGATATCGTGCTTGATCCTTCATCTTGCCCAACTGCTAGCGGAATCATCCCTTCAGGTGGAACTTTTAATAGCGTTATCGTTGGTCAAGGTAATGTGGTTTCATTTATTAGGGCAGGCGGTGCTAATGCTACATTTAGTATCACTGAGTTAGGAATGCCACATGCTGATACAGGTACTTCTGGGATAAATCTTCCACCGGCATTAGGTGGACCAACTGGTAACCCACCAGAATAATATAGTTTATAACTCAAAAAAAGCGACTTAGGTCGCTTTTTCCATTAAATGCCTAGTTACTTTTTTGTATAGAGTGATAAATACATTTATATAGCACAATACGGTGCTTCGTAATGACAACTCATTAACGGCGGCTAGAACCCGTAAACCCATAATAGGAGAAAACAAATGGGACGCCCTCTAAAAATAGCAAAAGCACAAGCAATATTAACACTAACTGACACTGCCGCATCCGGTAATGTAGTAACAGTTTCCCAAAATTTAACAACCTACGGAGTAATTGCTGGTATGTCTTTTATACCAGCAACTACAGTAGGTGGATTAACAGGTGGTACTACTTATTATGTGCTAACTGTATTATCAACAACTACATTTACTGCATCAGCCACTGACCTAAGTGCAAACCCAACACGTACTCCGGTAACATTAACTGACACCTCATCACAAACTGTAAGTTTATCTGTTGGTTTAGTAGATTCTGGTTTTCTAAATCCATTAAATGGTTCAAATACTGCTACCGGTAGTGAGACATTTGGTGTGGTTGGTGGTAATTCATCACTGTATGGGTCACAAGTTCGCACACAAGTAGCTATTGGTATCAGTGGTACAGGTACATTATATACACCAACAGCAGTTAATACTAGCGTAGTGGTAGTGGGTGTAGGAACTGATCTTGCTAATTTAACAACTGGTGCAGCAATTCAAATTGCTCAAGCTAATATCAATGGTAGTACTGATTTTGTTGATTTAGGTTTTGCAAGTGCAACACACGGTAATGTTTCAGTGGCTGTTGCAAATACCACAGTAATAGGTAGCATTATTGGAACTTCAGGTAATGCACAACTTCTTATAGTAGATATGCCAATTCAGTTTAGTGCAAATTTTGGTGGTTTAACTACAGGTACAACATATTTTGTTAAAACTATTGCTAATGCAGCCGCTTTAACAGTTTCTACTGAGCAAGGCGGAGAAGTTCAAGCTGTCACAGCTAATGCATCTGTAGTAGCTAATGCTCTTATGAATCGTGTTGAATTAACTGCTAATGCTAACATTGTCGCAAGTGATGCAGCATATGTGTATGCAAATGATGAGCAAGGTTACATCGTGCGTCAAAAAGGTAAGACAAAATATCTAGTTACTGGGTTAACAACTGGATTGACTGCACAATGCTTTACTGCAAACGTTGGTAATGCTGCGTTGACGCCAAATTCGATGAGTATCGTTTCGACTTCTGATGCACCAGCTAATACTTATATACAGAGTCTTAATAATTACCAATCCCAAGTATTCCCAGACCAAGTCGCGCCAGGATCATTAGTTACTGATACAGTATATACCATCTTTACTGTTGGTACCACAGCCTGGACATCAGTTGGTGCAACAGCTAACATGACAGGTATTACATTTACGGCTACCGGTACTGGTTCTGGTACAGGGTTCGCTATTCTGTCTAATGCTAATCCTGATGTTATTGGCACATTTGGTACACCAGAAGCAGCAAATACTTATTACACACCGTCAAACCCAATAGTAACTATTCTAAGCGCATAGTTGAAACATGGCAGCGGTTAGTTCATTAAAGTTACAATCTCAGGCAACTACTGAGATAGCCGTGCTTCAAGTCCAAATTAAAAACGTTGAAGATAAAGTCAACGAGATTAAAGAGGACTTGAAGCAAGTTCATGAATGTTTGCATAGAAATTCAGAAGAAACCAGGACGTTATTACATTCTATGCGAGAAGAAGATATTATTGCTCATAAAGAACTTGCTAGCAAAGTTTCTCATCTAGAGAAATGGCGTTGGATGCTTATGGGAGCAGGTATAGTATTAGGATCTTTTGGATTCGATGCTATTGCAAAATTGCTGAAATAAAAAAAGAGACTTAGGTCTCTTTTTTTGTTAATGCCTCTAATTTACCTTGAACAATATCAAAGTTAACCGTACTAAATAATCCAGGATGTAATGGTTTAGGATATTGATTTCCACCTACCCATGCATATCCACAATGTTCATCGTTTAATATTGGTATAAACTCATCCGCTATTTCACAGAAGAAAGTATGATATGTGAATGTATGATTGATAAATTTTTGAATAGGTATTAGTTTTGCTTTAGTGGGAAACAGACCTATCTCTTCTTCACATTCTCTAGCTATACCATCGAATAATGTTTCACCATCTTTTATTTTACCACCAGGTATTCCCCAATTTCCTGGGTTCTTAGTATCTGTGCGCAACAAAAACAAGTAACGTTTAGTATTATGGCTATAGAAGAATACGCCGGCTGAGGTGTTCTGCATACTGCTCTATTTAACTGCTATAAAGCTATCAGATTTAATTATATCAAATGACAATGGAATAGTCACCTTAATGATAAATAAATAAAAGGATGAAACATGAATAATGTACCCTATACTTACTACTTAGAATGGGCTGACGGAACAAAATACTACGGTGTCAGATATGCCAAAGACTGCCACCCATCTGATCTATTTGTGACATATTTTACGTCGAGTGGATATGTTGCCGACTATATCAAAGAAAATGGTATGCCTGACATAATAGAAATAAGAAAGACATTCACCGGCAAAGATAAAATAAATGAGTCCATCAACTGGGAAAAACGAGTCTTAGACAGGCTCAACGCTGCCAATCGTCCGGATTATCTTAATAAGAGAAATAGCAAAGGTATCAATTATAGTGATCCTGATGTTTCATTTAAAAGAAATAAGAATATGAAAAAAGCGATAAATCTTCCAGCGGCGAAACAAAAGAGAAAAATCACAGACTCTCTTCCGGAAACCAAAGAAAAGCGTAGAATGGCTGCAATAAAAAGAGAGGCTGATCCCATTAAAAGACACAATCGCCTTGGTAAAGCATTTAGTCAAGATGCGATAGACAAGAGAAAGAAATCGTTGGCTATAACTAATCAATTACCTTCAGTAAAAAATAAAAGAAGTGCTATAAGTAAAGAAATTAATAGTAGACCTGAATTACTGGAAGCAAACAAAACAAGATTTTTGGGTGTGACTTGGGAGGAACGAATAGGGGTAGATAAAGCCGACGAGTTCAAAAAGAAAATGAGCGAACTTAAAAAAGAGTGGCATAAAAATAATCCTGATTGGGTAAATCCTTCGAAGGGAAAACCAAATCCTAAATTAAAAGGATTGTCCGCCGGCAAAAAACATTATAAATATGACCATACAATTTATTCCTGGGAAAATATCACAACAGGTGAATTGCTATATGCAACGAGACAAGATTTTCAACTATTAGTGAACGCAAAAAAATCAAACGTATACAAATTAATAAAAGGCACGTGTAAATCAGTTAAGGGATTTAAATTATACCACAATTGAATAATTTCCCTGATCATACCACCCTTCATAGCTTTTAACCCACATTTCATCTACAAATCTATATTGAACACTAGTAGATAGATTTGTGACATATTCAAGTGTTGCAGGAGTGGCAGCAGTGCTATCAAAACTGACAACCCATTGATTGTCTGCCGCACTATATTGTACTATGTCATTGGCATTGGCTACTAAATCTCCCCAAGATACTGTGGTATCTCCTTCATATCCAATATTATCTACAAGCAGATACCTTCTACCGTTAATTGGTCCAGGTAATCCTGCATTTGGTCCTGTAGTTTGTGGGTTTACCACACCGTCTACTGGGTTTAATGTATTTTGTGGTAAGGTATCTGGATCAATGTTATAGATCAGCAATCGATCATCCATTGGATCAGGAACAATAGTTCCTACTATATCAGTTGTCATATATGGATTCTGTAACCATATTTGACTTATCCCCGGTTTCACTGCACCATACACATTCAATAAACTAGTCC